GTCATTCTTGAATATGATGAAAGCATGGGCGCAATCTACCTTGTCCGGTAAAAGTGCATTTGTAACGCAGGCCGAAGCTGAAAGAAGGGCTTCTGTGTGTGCTGACTGCCCAATGAATGTTACTCTTCAGTTTTCATGTGGTGCGTGTATGGGCGCAGTTATGACACTAATGAGTTCCATTATTGGTAACAAAAAAACAGAGAGAGACAAAGACCTTGGGGCTTGTCTTGTGTGCAGTTGCTCATTGAAGACAGCGGTTCATGTTCCCGTTGATGTGCAGCGAGAAGGATTAACTGATGAGATTAAAGAAGACTTTGATAAAATTGAACACTGCTGGAAAAGAATAAGAAAATGAACTTTTTACATGAAAGAGATTTTGGAGATATTGTATTAAGCCTATCTGCCGTAAAGGCTGCTGGCGGAGGAAACTACTATATTAAAAACAATGATAAGGCCGTTAAGGTAGTTGGGCCTCTAATTGAATTCCAACCATACATTAAAAAGTTTGGCAATGCTGGTAAGGAATCAATCGACAAGTCATTCATTGATTTCAGAAAGCAAGGTTTGCCTTGGGGAGTTCCACTTGCATTGCATCATGCTAAATGGATAGAGCAGGAAGTTGACTTCTCAATGCCATGGCTAACCGCTTGCAAAGATAGTCAATATAACGGAAAGATTATTGTTAACAAGACTGAGAGGTATGCAAATTCATTATTCCCTTGGCGTGAATTGGTCAGGTTACTTGGAAGTAAAATGCTTTTCGTTGGACATGATCACGAATATGTATTGTTTTGCAAAAGATTCGGAAATGTTAATAGGTTAATTATCCGCGATTACCTTCACCTTGCCACAGCGATTAATAGCTCTGATTGTTTTATCGGAAACCAAAGTTCCGCTAACTGCGTTGCAGAAGGATTAAAACACAAAAGTATTCAAGAGGTTTGCTTGTGGCAACCGGATTGTATCTATAAACGAGACAACGCTACATTTTGCTACGATGGAAGTATTGATACAGAAATAGCAGGGGTTAAGGTTAAGATAGAAAGACCAAAACCCACAGTGAATAAACAAGAATCCCCGCAAGGTGGATGGAAGCTAACAATTGATGGAAAGCTATTCAGTAGCTATGCACTCGATGTTGTTGTTAACCATGCAAGGAACAATGGAGTATCTGGAAGTAAAAAAGATATTGAAGATAAAATTGTTGATGAAACAATTACAACCAACCAACCAACCGCTATTCCAGACAGGTTCGCGCATGATGTTAAGCGTGTTAAGGAATTGCTTGAAAAACTATGAATGAAGCAAGCAAAGCGATGCGGCGTAGGATGGTTGAGGATGAACTTGGTATTTTTAACTGGAGCCAGATTATTATTGGTAAGGGAATAGATGTAGGATGTGGGCCTGACAAGGTGTGGGATGACAACTGTATTGCATTTGATCAAGAACAGGGTGACGCAAATAAGATATCCGAATATTTTTCAGACAAGTTTGATTATCTTCACGCATCGCAATGTTTAGAGCATATGCACGATCCGTATGCTGCAATGGTTGAGTGGTTAAGAGTTGTTCGCTCCGGTGGACACGCAATCATATCCATCCCTGACTGGACTCTGTATGAAGGGAGGGTCTGGCCTTCTCGTTATAATCCAGATCACAAAAGCACATGGAGTCTTACATTTGAGCAGAGTCCGTCAAAGCATCATGTGAATATCTATCAATTCTTGGAAATGCTATCTCCATACTGCTACGCTAAGAGGGTAATGCTGATAGACAATAACTATAATTACAGCGTTCCTGCAAATGTAGATCAGACATTTGAGGAATCAAATGGAGTTGAGGCATTTATTGAAATGGTTTTATGCAAGCGGTAATTGTTAAGGCAAAATTACAAACAGCAGAAGTTGATAGGCTTGTTCAATACTGCAAACAGTTAGACGGAACTGTAGTCAAAGTTATCCAGAATGACGAGAAGGTTACGAGCTACCCAGAGCGAAACAATCACGCATTACAGCAGGCGTTTAACGTAATTGGCGATGAGCCGTTTATCTGGCTTGAACCGGATAGCATCCCGCTAAAAGATGGGTGGGTTACTGCTCTTGAGAAAGAGTATAAAAGACTTGGTAAGCACATAATGCTATCAAGCGACACCAACCCTCCGCATGACATTGTAGGTGGAATTGGAGTATATGGTGGACTTGCAAGAAAGCTTATACCAGCAGGTATTAAATCAGATGGATGGGATGGGTGGACGATAAAGCACATCAAACCATTAGTTTCTTTCACGCCATTAATTCAACATACATATGGAAACTACTCAAAAAAAGGATGTAGCCAGCATGTATTTCCAAGAGACAATCATATTATCCGCGATGATGCCGTTATCTTTCATAGAGATAAACAGCAAGGTTTGATTAGTAAATAGAACGGAATTTACTAAACGCTTGTTTCCATCCGCCACTCGTTATCTTATTGTTCGTATTTAACGCCTTTGTTGCTTGAGAGCTATCAAGGTTCAATCTTTCCCTTGCGAGAGCCAGTAGGCCCATCCCAGCGTCAGCAATGTCAGGTGAGATACCAAACCTTGATTTCATTTCAGACTTAGGCAGAACTTTGATGCGAAGCGCCAGGTTCTTTTCCCCATTTGGATCAAGTTTTCTCATGCACATTTCCCGCAGCAACTCATCTCCAATTCCTTTAACCTGTCCTGTCCTCATATATTCTTTGGCTGAATACCAAATCTCCGATACGGAGTTAACATACCTTTCGTGAGATGGCGTTGGATCATAGGCTGAAACTGGATTATCAGATGCTCGCCCACCAAACTGAAGCCCATATACATCTTTTGACCATGCTACCGAGATAAAATCTCCCAATGGCCCACCAGCACCTGACTTATCATATCCAGCATTTTTTGGTTGAACTCCCCGTGACACACATTCATTTCTGAACCATTGCACTACTTGCTGTGATCTTGTTAGAGATTTGTCTGTGACATCCTCACTAAACACAAGGAACTCATCATACTGAAGACCTCGATATCCATGGGGTTCTGCCAGCTTACCAACAGTCCCAAAGTATAGAACAGTTCGATCTCCTCCATTCGTAAACGAAGGATCAAGAAATGCTACTTTTGTTTTGTCATTATCCAGCCATATTGCTTTTTCGGTGGCCTTTGAATTTAAGATTTCTACTTCGGAGTAAATTTGATCTGTAATCCCTGCTGGACACCAGAAACCTCGATACATCCTCCAGAATGAAGAAGTATTTTTAGCGTCCTCTGGAATCTTTTCAAAGTCTGCTGGCCCTTCCATCCATGAGTAAATTTTCTTTCTTGCAACCATGTTAGGATTCTTCAATCCATCAAAGTGCAAACATACTCCACGATCCGTTTTCCACTCTTCATCGTCTACATCAATTGAATCCCATCCTTCTTTTGGTTTAGCAAACTTGCCAAAAGCATCAACATACGAGGCTGGATTTGAAATACCTATGAACTGGAAGTGTTCGCAACCCTTAGACAAGTTAAAGAACGCAACCTCAGTAATAGCCTCGGATAACTCTGACAACTCATCAGCCACAAAGATTACATTCTTATTGTGGATACCCTGCATCTTACCAGTAGCATCACGCTCTTTTTTCTTCTCGCCAGGGATCAGCACAATACCGGAAAGGTCTGATCGTTTTCCATCTCGACCTACATAACTGATTTTGTTTTCAGAATCAACCAGATGCCCTGGCAGTCCAAGTTGTTCACACACCCCCCAGTACCGAGTAATCTTACCCCAAATACGCTGCTTAGATGCTTTAATTGTAGTTGATGTTGCGAGGACTGTGGTGTTCTCTGGATCGGCAAGGTAGTTAACAATAGCCCATATTGCGTATGCTTCTGATTTACCGCAACCACCGGAACCAGCTATTGCGAGATACTCATGTTCACAAGCTGCACGAATCATTTGCTCTGCCCAAGGATGCCAAATAAAATGCACTGTAGCTTTAGTATCCCGCTCTGGCCAAAAGGCTCTGGCTATTCTTTGAAAGTGGTGAAATGTATCAACGCCACCAATATCTTTTGGAATCCTTTTCGTTATTTTCTCTCGGAACATAGCTAACTCAATAGCTATTTGGTGTGTGTTTTTTCGCCAGTTAAACCCATATTGGTGCAGGTAGCCTTCCATGGGATCGCCAAAAATCGGAACAGAATTCATCAAAAAAAGATTACAATAAATTTGAATTATCGCAAATAGTTATTGCAATAAAGTTGGTGTCTGTTAATTTTGCTGGGACATGACATTCTTACAAGAGTTAGGGTTTCAAAAAACAAAGTCAGAGATTTTCATTGACGAGAAGCGACCAGACATTGACTTTAATATTATTGTAACACCAGAAGATTATGCTAATGGAACTAAACACAATCCTACTAAATCTCCGCTTGCTATTGCTACATCAAGGGCAATTGAGGGAAGTGGATTCGTGTTGGATCGGGCAGGCTTTAAGGTTATCATTATTTCTCGCGGCATTTATGAGTATGGTTTCTTTATGCCTCGGAGGGTGTGGCGGAAGGTAAATTGCCAAGAGTTTGTGGATGAGTGTTCGCCAATGCACTCAATAAAATTTAAGGCAACATTCACAATGCTATTTTAATATGAAGCTAACAATACCAGTATCAAGGCATGATCGTCACTTGATCCCAAACCTCGTTAAGTCCATTGAATCCTTTAAGCCTGGCACAGACCATGAGCTTATTATCTTTGGATCACGCGAAGTTGAGCAAGATGTTTTGGAACTTGAAAAGAAAATCAAGCATCTGTTTGTTTCTTCTGAAACACTGATTATTAATGACACGATGTTGGGATGGCCAATGTCATGCAACTTTTACTTCCAGCAGTTATGCAGACATATCTCCGGTAAGAAAGACACTGATGCATTTATGTGGTTTGAGCTTGATACCACAATTATTAAGTCTAATTGGTTAGATGTAATTGCTGATGAATACTATGCGGACACAACGAAAGCAATTAAGGAAAAGCGTCTACCATCTATTTACCTTGGCGCAAGAGAGCGTGTTTATGAAGGAAAGAATGGCGAGCTACTACCGGAATCGCTTGCCGGACAACGTATGGCTCCGATTGGAGTGTATTCCAAGGAAATATGCCTTTCTCCTGTATTGAATTCTTTGTCTCTTACAAACAGACATTGGACGCATGTTATCCAATGGTATGTTGTTAAAAGATTAAAGAACTCTCAATTAATTCAAAACAACTGGCGTACAAAAAACTATCGCCATGAACAAGAAAACATTGTATGTGATTCAGATGCCAATTTAGCTTGGGACATTCATTGGAATAATCCATTGAATGATAACGCTGTTCTTGTACACGGGTGTAAGGATAGTTCACTCTTCAAGTTATTGTTGGACAATAATAATAACGATATGAAAATGATAAAGAACTTGTCGGTTGAAGATGCGGAAGACATTGTGGATGATATTGAAGATGTTTCGGACTTGGACGCAGAGAAACAAACGAAGATATATAAGCAACGCGCATCTAACCTAAAGTTCCTCAAGAAAAACAAAAAGGAAACTGAAGAATGAGCGATGCATTAGAAACACTTTCAAAAGAAGGAACACCTCCAACGTCGAGGATAAAAGACGCAAGGTCAGCTTATGAGATTTGGGAGACACTACGACGAGCGGATGCCGTTTCGTCTTTTGACCGCAGTAAGATTGATGCTGCGTATGATAACGAAAGACCATACGACGAAAGAGCGTTGATCAATGCAGGGCAGTCATACAGGGTGAATGTATCTTGGGGGTTTGCAAAGCAAGTCCTTGACACTGCAATGGCGGGATATACCGACATTATCAATGCACCACAAACATTTTTTTCATGCCCTACACTTTACGGGACACAGACAGAAAATGATGAGTTGTCTCAGGTTGTAGCTCAAGAGGTAACTGCCGCTATCCGGTCTTGGCGTAACTTCTTTCCAACATACCTTAAGCTTTGCAATAGCTTTATTAAGCATGGCGTTGGAGTTGTAATGTTCAACGATGAGTGGGATTGGCGCTGGAAGTCTACAGATATGTCGGACTTCAAGATTCCTCGCAAGACAGAGATTGGGCAGGACAATATCGATGTGGCTGCTTGCCTACGTTTCTATAGCCCTACACAACTCTATCAACTTATTAAAGACGAGGAGACAGCAAAAATCCACGGGTTCAATATTGAGGCTTGTCGCAGGTCAATTATCCAATCTGTAAACAATAACAACAATTACTCAAACTTCAGACAATATGATTGGGAGAAGCTTGAGATGGAACTAAGGAACAATGACCTGTTCTTTACTACACAGGCTGCAAACCAACAGTCAATTCGCGTAGTTCATTTGTGGGTAACTGAATTTGATAATCGTGTATCGCATTACATGATTAACGACGATAACTCCGTGCAGGATTTCCTATTCAAGAAGGTAGGCAGGTTTGAAAATAGTTATCAGGCATACACCGTATTCACCTATGGCGTTGGAACAAACGGCTACTATCATGGCGTAAGAGGTCAAGGATATGATGTCTTTGCAATCAATGGTGCTTTGAATCGCGCATACTGCTCATTGCTTGAGATTGCATCGTTTGGTTCTGCGCCAACATTCCAACCTAAAGATGAGACTGCATTGCAAGAGATGCAGTTTATCCCAAATGGAATTTATAATTTGCTTTCGCCAGGAATTGAGGTCATTAAGGATACTATAATTCCTAATGTTTCCAGCGGAACCTTGCCAATTGTGAGTGCATTCACTCAACTCTTCCGTGAAAGAACGGCAAGTTATAATACGGAATCCTTGGTAAACACATCGGTTGAGAAGTCCGCTACACAAGTACGCGCTGAACTTAGCAATATTGCTAAAATGAGCGTGTCA